TCTTCTTGAATAAATTCTTTTATTGAAGGTATTTCTTCTAAAGATTTTTCAACTATGATGTCATCAATCGACGGTAAATTATCCGAATTTCCAACAAAATCGTTAACTGATGGTAAGTTACTATTAGATTGTGACATCATTCAAAAGTGTATTAGTAATTTATACTTTGGGATTTCCCTCCCATTTTATTATTTAGGTTCATCTAACTGTTTAGACTTTAAAAGTTTCGCAAGTTCTGCGGTTGATCCAACAAAAAGTGCATTAGTAACGTTTGTGGGCCCTCTTACACCTCTCTCTTCTTCAATATCTTTTAGTTTCTTCTGGAGATCCATCAATTTATCAGTAGCATCAGATACATTTTTTATCAATTGTCCAGCAACTTCATATGCGCGAGGCATTTCACTTTCTTTGGCAAGTTCAAGAATTCCATTAATTGCTTCCTGCCCCTTTTCTATAAGGGAATATAAATTTCCTCTTGTATATTCATAATCTTTTTTTACATCATCAATTGCAGAGGTAACTTTTTCTATTTTATTTGTAGAAGATTCTTCTTTATCAATGGAAACTATTTCTCCAGTAACATTAAATGCTTCATTCAAATTATCAAATTTATTTGTCATTTTAATTTTAAGATACTACGTGGTAGATCCACTAAATCCAAAATCATCACCTGTGGGGATGAGGATATTATCTGATGATGTGATTGATTTTACTTGTGCCCCGGCAACATGATTTAAAATTGTTGTTCCATCTCTTCCCCTATCAACAGTGAGGACATTTCCAGATTTTGATTTTACAAAAACTTCTTCACCTTCTATATCAAGATATGTATTTGCAGCAATTGAAGTTGCATCATTTACTGTAATTAAAATATCTTCAATTGTAATATCTTCGGATATATTTGTAACAACAATTCCAGTATAATTTTTAATTGCTCTTGGAGTTGCTGAATATACAATTTCTCTTGATGGAGCAGAGTTTGTTTCTCCAGCAATAAGACTGACAGACATTCTCTTGATAACATCTTTCGATGCAGAATGTACTGGACCAAACAAGTATGTTTTTGCAGAAAATCTTAATGTATAGATGAGAACTCTTCTTGTTGTGAAATTTCCTTCATAGTCATCTTGCATTGTGATATTTTCCAAAACTATGGGAATATCTCTCTTTTCATTAATACTCGATACTAAATCTACTGTTATATTATATGATGGTTGAAAATATGGTAAAATTTGCTCCACAATTTGAAGAACATCATCATTTAACTTTGACATTATACTCAATTCAAACTGCATATTATATGGAACAGGCATATATGCTTTTTTTGTTTCTGTTCCACTATCAGGATCTTTTGCTACAAATGTTTGAGTAGTTGTTAATTTTCTGGATGAATCATAAGTCAGTCCTGTAAACTCAAATGACATTCTTGGTAATGTTATCTGAGTTTGTTTATTCAAATCTGGAGATTGCTCAAGTCTTGCTAAAAATTTCTGAGTTGGTCCATAAGCAAGAGGAACATCTATTACACTAACAACATTATCATTTGAATCTGTGTGTTTAATTTTAATGCCATTAAATAGAGAACCAAAAGAAATAATGGTTTTTCTTAAAATTTCGTTGTAAAAATACTCAAACATTTCTATAAACTCTCTATTAGTATTTAATTATATAAAATATATTTATATTAAGGAGTTCCAAAGGGATTTTTTTCACTAAAATCGATAATTAAATCTGCTTCAGACTCAATATCCCTATTATCAGTATATCCATCATTAACTGGATATGTATCAATTGTTCTTAGTGAATGAGAAGCACTAGAAGCAGATCCAACAATATTTTCTGAGATTAAAAATTCTCCAGATGCATTAGAAATTTCAAGTTGATTAGTAGTTGAATTCCAAGATCTTACTCTTGCAGTTGTACTACTTATAGATCCAACTATAACTTCATTAAAGATATAATCTCCAAAAGAACTAAGAGATGGATTTCCAATTACCATAGTTGGTGGCACTGTATATCCAAGACCAGTATTTGTCAATCTTATTTGCGTAATTACTCCGGCAGAACTTACAACCGCAGTTGCAGCTGCTGATACCGTAGAAATTCCAGTAAATGTAATTGTTGGAGAAGTTGTATATCCAGATCCACCATTTGTAATAGTAACTATTCCAACAACTCCGTTACCAATTGTTGCAGTTGCAGCAGCTCCGGATCCATCTCCAACAAATAAAACTCCAGGTGCAACAGTATACCCATAACCAGCATTTATTACTTCAACAGATTGTACTGAAGATGAAACTGGATTTACATTACTATTACAAACAACTATTCCGCCAATCATAGTTGCGGATCCTATTCCTGTCATTCCACCAGATGGAGCAGAAGAGATTGCAACTCTTGGTGGATATGTATATCCACCTCCCCTATTGGAGACTGTAAAGTATCTAATACCACCACTAACAATTGAAGCAATTGCAGAAGCAGTTACTGCACTTCCAACAAGAGTTAGTTTTTGGATTGACCCCACAATATTGGTTATATTATCTGTAGATGATGTATTAGTAGAACTTCCTGAAAGCGTATCATCAATTTCACCTATTCCAGTATCAATCACCTCATCTTCATACCTAAAGAGTTCGCATCTTAAATCATAACTAGTATTTCCATTAACTTGATAAAATGGTTGCTCGTGCTCAACATACTTTATTTCAAACAAACGATCACCTAAAGGAAAATAAATCAAATCTCCTTCTTTTGGTCTATTTGATAATTTTATATTTGGTTCGTTCTTTATGAGTGGGGAAATATAATTTTCAAATCTTTCTCTTGATATAGTCAAAGTTAATTCATTAAGTGCTTGAATGCCAAATTTTGAAAGAATGGTTGGATTATCTCCATATCCTTCATAATTTACAAGATATGCTTCTATTGGATATGCATCTTCAAATGAAGATTGTATAACTTCTTTTATAACAGTATTTTGTGTAATATATTTTCTAGGCAAATAATAAACATCAATACCATACATTCTCAACTGTTCATTGACTAAATCTTGAATTAAATTTTTTTCTGATTCTGAACCTTGAAGAAAAAATGGATTTAACATAAGATTAACCAATCATATCAAAAGGTGGAAGTTCATAAGTATTTGACATTTTTTCCATCAGTACATCAATTTCTCTTTGGGCATCATCATACATTTGACGACCATTGAGTTCTACTCCACCTGGAAGTTTGACACCAATAAATTTCATCATATTTTGTCCCCATTGACGTTTAATCAATGATGTTAAATATGGTTTGATAAAAGAATCGTTCCAAACTCTACTATAATCATTTGGATCTAAAACTGCATAGCAATCTATAATAATATAAGTATCCGTACTTAATGATCCCCAATCAACATCCAGATACAACCTATCTTGTCTTTTATTGAAACGAATTTGCTTTTGAGTATTCAATAAAAAGTCTAAATCTTCAAGATAAGTTTTTACCATTGCATATGATAAAAGTTCAGTTGTTCCCCAATAGTAAACATCGTTCAGGAATAACTGATACTTAACGCTAAACATATTATGAGTGATAGTATTTGAACTATCAAATTGAAATAATTTAGTTACTCCTATTACTCCGGGAGGAACCTGCAAATAATTACTATTTTCCTCATAATTGAACGTTGTTGCAGTACCGACAATATTTGTCGTTGCACTTGTAGTTACAATTCCAACACTTGAATTATTACCTCTTGCTCTTCCTCTATCAATATCATTCTGCGTAACTTTATATTTAAAAAATGTTTGATAAACACCATCAAAATGACGTTCTTGAAAAAACTGAACTGCATCATCAACTAAATCTTCAATCTGTTCATCAGCTACGTTGATTTCTAAAACTGGCGCCCCCAGTTTTCTTTTGCAGTAATCTATTAATTCTTGTCTGGTAGATGGTTGCGCCATTTATACGATACCTCTTAAGATATTTAGGGAGAGGAGGAAATTCCTAAAGATGATACTATCTCTTGCTGTTTTAGATATAATTTGAAATAGCATTTTGCAATATTTTTGACAAGTTCAATATCATGTATATTATCTATTTCCGATGACACTTTAAAATATTCAAAATTTTTACTTAAACTTTCAATTTCAATTTTATCAGCATCCATTAAGCAAACTCCTAAGTAATGATTTTATTTCATCAAGATCATTTTTTATATTAGCAACATCAGACTCAAGATTTTGTATCTTTTGATTCTTTTCACTTTTTGAATCTCTTCTTATAATATATTCTTGATATTCTGACATATTTGTATTAATAATTGAATTTGTATTAGGGTCTCTCAATAAATTTGAGTGACCCTCTACTTTTAGGTAACTCATATTATGCAAGGGTAATAACTCTAAGATCTTTGAATCTTGGTGGATATACTTGATTTGTTGATGTCATTACAATTTTAATTCTATATGATCTAAATGGAGATAAGTTATCAATACTAAATGAATATTCTTTATATTCTAACTCTTGTGGTAAAAATGCCAAATGTGTTGATGGACTTATGAAAGTATCAGAATTGCCATTATTATTTGTTGGAGTGATAATTTGATTTTTAGCATCTAAATTGTTGTAACCTGGGAATGGAACAAAAATTGGAGTAAAGTTTTGATTTTGTGATGTTGTGTAGAAAGCACGAATATCAGAATAGATATTAATATTAGCACTTAGAAGAATTAAAATTGACGAAGCTGAATTTTCCAATACAATTTCTTTAGAAATATATTGGAATGCAGTAGGATCATCTACGAGACTATTAACTCTATTATCCGTCGCATAGTTTGTGATAACACTATTTACTCTATTTGAGGTTGTTATTAAACTGATTCTTTGTGTATCAATAACTGGTGTTAATTTGCTATCGACTGTACTCATCGTAAGTCTCATATTTAAAGATTTATTTCCAGTTAAATTTGATAATTTTGCAGTTTCATTTACCTTAGATGCAATTATTCTCGTACTATCAAGATAATTTGTTTTGTTTAAGGTAATTGATTCATATCCATTATTTACATATGGAATTTCATTCCCACTAATACTCTGTCCGGTTATTGTTCTCATTTCACCAGTTAAATTAGTTCCTTGAACAGTAAGATTATGTACCATTGGAGTAACTAATTCAAAAGGCATATTTTGAGTTGCCTTAATATTGTAACTACCAGTTGATTTTGTTTTATTCTGATATAATTTGGGGAAACCAGTTCCGACAGATCTATCAGTACCATTTGTTGACATATCAAGTTTAATATTGTACGAATCAAATGTGATGGGATCTGATATTGTTACATTCTCAAGATTATGTGTCGTATTAATTCTATTTAAAGATACACCTGCTAATTCATACTTGTAAACTGGAGTTCCTGCTGGATAATTTTTGGGATTTGTTCCTCTCGTAATAGTTCCACCAATTGTTGATCCAGAAACAGAAGTATATGAAATTACCTCATCTCCAATTAAAATATATCCAAGATTAGTTGTACCAACACCAACACCCTCAAAAGTATTGAGATTTGAAATACTTTCAACAGAAATTGCCGAAGTTGAATTTGAGTTATATACAAGACTTAATTTTGTTGGCGCAATATCGGATTCAACTCCAGATATATCAACATAGTTTTCACTAAAATACATTCCATGATTTTTATGATTGATTTTGATATGCAATCCATCACTTTCTACAATAATTTGTGTTGCTGCAACATTTCCACCAGAAGATTGATTTAGATTTGTGGTAATTCCTGCACTATTTACATATCTAATGGTATTTGCAGCACCAACGGCAAAATCACCCTGAACATTATCTAAAATCAATTCATTAATACCAGTAATAATTCCCACAGACAATCTTGCATTAGATCCAACGGATAAGGATCCAATTGTAGTGATTCCTAAAACATCACCAACTTTATAACCAATACCACCATTTACTATAGTTGCAGCAATTGCCACACCATTACTAATGGTAATATTTGCAGTTGCATTTCTACCATTTCCTGTAATAGTTGTTAATGAAGTATTATTGAATGTGTATGATCCGGAAGATGGTGTGTAACCAATACCTGAATTATTAATACTCAAACTTCCGGTAGCAATACCAGCACTATCAACATAATTTCC